AGTACAAGAATGGTGAACCGACAAGACTGCTTCTTTCTCTAAAAGCATGGGGGGCTTCCTCCAAGGCTGACGCAAAGGCAAAAGCAAAAGCGATTTCTGCGAGAAATAAAGGGAAGAAGTAATGGCATTACCTACTTACTTACAATTAGTCAACGATGTTTTGGTTCGTATGCGTGAACCAGAAGTCACTACTGTTTCTGCAACACCTTTCTCTACACTCATTGGTAAGTTTATCAATGATGCCAAGCGTCAAGTCTCTGATGCTTACGATTGGGATGCTTTTAATACTCCAATTACTGTAAGCACAATTGCCAATACAACTGGCCCGTATAGCATTACTGGTGCTGGTGTTCGTTATAAGACTATGGATGTGATTAACACCACTAGTTTTTACGAGTTGTCACCCTTATCTCATGCCAATTACGACTCGTTTTACTACACAACGCCCACCCCTACAAAGGGTTTGCCAATGTATTACTCCATTAAGGGTGTAGATACAAATGGCGATATTAAAGTCAATTTTTGGCCTGTTCCTGATGCTGTTTATGCCATCCGTTTTAGTCTGATTGTTCCAGAAGCAGATTTCTCCACAGATTCATCAACCACTTTGTTGGCAAAAGAACCTATTGTTTTGGGTGCTTATGCTAGGGCATTGATTGAGCGTGGTGAGGATGGTGGTCTAAACAGTTCAGAAGCCTTTGCAATGTACAAGTCTTGTATGTCTGACCTGATAGCCTTGGAATTAGCAAGATCGCCTGAAAACGACACGTTTGAGGCGGTGTAATGGCACAGGCTTTACAGACCTTTAGTGTTCAAGCCCCAGGTTTCTTTGGCCTGAATACTCAAGACTCGCCCTTAACTCTAGAGGCTGGTTATGCTTCTATTGCTACCAATTGCATCATTGACCAATATGGTCGTATTGGTGCAAGAAAAGGCTGGTCAAAGGTCAACGCATCTAGTGGCAATCTAGGCTCAAATGATGTCAAAGTTATCCATGAATTAGTGCAATTAGATGGTACTTTAACTGTGCTATTTGCTGGTAACAACAAGTTATTTAAGTTAGATGGTTCTAACGCTGTTGTGGAATTGACCTATGGGGGGGGAGGGTCTGCCCCGACTATTACTGCAAGCAATTGGCAATGTGCTTCTTTAAATGGAATAACGTACTTTTTTCAGTCTGGTTATGACCCATTGATATATGACCCTGCGGTAAGTACAACTACGTATAGACGAGTTTCTGAGAAAACTGGCTATACAGGTACTGTTCCCAAGGGAAACATTGCTATATCGGCATTTGGTCGCTTGTGGGTGGCTGATACCACAACGGACAATGTAACAATTACGTTCTCTGATTTGTTGGCAGGACACAACTGGACTGGTGGAACATCTGGATCATTGAATGTTGCCCAAGTTTGGCCTAATGGTTCAGATCAGGTCATGGGATTAGGCGCACACAATGGTTTTCTTATCATATTTGGCAAGCGTCAAATACTGGTTTATTCAAGCCCAACAACGCCTTCTTCACTTGCTTTAAGCGACAGTATTGGCAATATTGGGTGTTTATCAAGGGATTCGATAGTTACGACTGCCGCAGACATTGTGTTCTTGTCAAACTCAGGCGTTCGTAGTTTGATGCGTACTATCCAAGAGAAATCAGCACCTTTGCGTGATTTGTCTAAGAATGTGCGTAATGATTTGATGGGGTATATTGCTTCAGAAACACTATCTGATATTAAGGCTGTTTACTCTGAAGTAAATGCTTTTTACCTGTTAACTCTTCCTACTGCTAAACAAGTCTATGTTTTTGATACAAAGGCGCAGTTACAAGATGGATCATCTAGGGTAACTGTTTGGGACAGTATTCAACCTACTGCCTTGTTATCTCGCAGAAATGGTGATTTGCTGATTGGCAAGAATGGGTTTATTGGTAAATACGGGACTTATTTAGACAATGCGTCTTCTTATCGTTTCCAGTATTACACCAACTATGCTGACTTAGGTGATGCCAATGTCACATCTATCCTTAAGAGGATTGCTGTTGTTGTCATTGGTGGAAAAAACCAAGGCTTTGTGATTAAGTGGGGATATGATTTTACTGGTCAGTATTACTCAAGCACAGTTGATATTGGTGAGAGCACCATTGCTGAGTACGGAATTGCTGAGTATGGAAGTAATGCAACGACAATTGCTTACTATTCAAGCGGTATCCAGTTGACAACATTGATTGGTCAGGCATCGGGTTTTGGAAAAGTTGTACAGACTGGTTATGAAGTTCAAATAAGTGGCTCTGCTATCAGCATCCAAAAGATTGAGATTCAGGCTAAACACGGAAAATTGGTTTAAGGAAATAACATGGCAAATTACACAAAAACCACCAACTTTGCGGCTAAAGACTCGCTTGCCTCTGGTAATGCGGCTAAGGTTGTCAAAGGCTCTGAAATTGATACAGAGTTCACGAATATTCAGACTGCCATTGCTTCCAAGGCTGATGGAACTTTTACAAACTTCTCGTTTACTGAAGCATCGAATGTTTTGTATATTTACAATTCCTCAACTGCCGTAGCCAAGATTGATTCCTCTGGCAATTTGACTGTGCTTGGCAATATCATTGCGAATGGAACTGTGTAATGAAAGCCTCAGAAATCATTAAAGCAGATGCGGTAAGACGCAAAGTTGACCCTGATAAGGCCATGCAAACTATTGGTGCATTGGTCAAAACTAAATCTGCTGTTTTGATGCAAGAGAACAAATCTGTATTGTTAGTCAGGAAACTTAACGATACCTCTGCTGAAATTCATTTATTTACACAAGATAGTCCTACGGCTTTGGCTAAATCAGTTATTGGATTTATCAGAAAAGGTCGTGGATTGGGAATCAAAACTGTATACGGCAAGGCTGATAACGAACAAATTTTAGAGTTGTTGAAAAGAGTTGGCGTGAAAGTAGAAACATCTGACTTGCCACAATACAACTGGAAAGCACAGATATGAGAAATAATCTTGCACTTTTAGGTATACCAGACCTTCCTATTGATGCTTTTCGCCATGTGGGAGACAGAAAGATTCGTCCTCAAGGAGGTGTTTCTAGCGTTGTAGAAAGCGTATCAGATACTGTCAGCAATGCGGTCAGTAGCGTTTCAGATGCTTTGGCGACTGTTGATGACACAGTAAATAGCGTAGTGCCTGGCGGTTGGGCAACTGTTGCATCTATTGCTGTGCCTGTTGCCGCACCTTATGTCCAAGCGGCTAATGTGCTTGACAAGGGTGGTAGTCTTGAGGATGTTGCCAAGAACTATGCTTTCTCACAAATTGGTGGAGAAGTAGGTGGTCAAGTTGCTGGTGAGACTGGTTCTGCATTGGCAGGAAAAGTTGCTGGTGGTACTACGGCAGGATTGTTAAGTGGTGCTACACCAGAGCAAGCATTAACGGGTGGTTTAACAAGTGGAGCAATAAGCCAAGTTACACCATCTGGTTTATTAAGTTCTGGTGGAACTCCAGATCAAGGAACAACGGGAGCGACAAATATGGCAGATACTAATCCAATATACGACTATGGTAATACTACTGATATTACTGGTGGAGAAGGTTTTTACGATACAGGTAACGCACCGATGACCCCAGAGCAAATAAATGCCTCCATGCAAACCTATGGCGGGATTAGTTCTTTGGATACGGCTACTCAAGCACTAATCAAACAAGCATTAGCGGCTGGTGGTACTGCGGCTCAAGGGGCAAAGAACTTCTTGTCTAGTATGTTTGGTGGAACTTCAGGTGCTAATTTGCTACAAGGTGGATTGCAGACTGCTGGTGGCTTAATGCAAACCCAAGCGTCTAAAGATGCGGCACTTAAAGCACAACAAGACTTATTGGCGGCAACGGGTTCAGCAACTACTGGCTCACAGTTCCGTCCAGTAGGCGTTACAACACGCTTTGGCACATCTCAATTCAATATTAACCCTGCTACTGGTCAATTGGAAAGTGCTGGTTATACAGCCGCACCTGAGATTACTTCTGCTCAGAATCAGTTGTTGAACTTGGGTGCTAGTTACTTGGCTCAAACCCCTGAACAGGTTGCCCAAAACTATCTATCAAAGCAGTATGAATTACTCGATCCAAGCCGCCAGAGACAGTTGGCAAGCATTAGAAATCAGGCTTTCCAAACAGGTCGTGGTGGATTATCAGTAGGTTCTACTGGTTTGCGTCCAAGTGGCGCACAAGGTTTAATGGGTTCTAATCCTGAGTTAGAAGCCTATTACAACGCATTAGCACAACAAGATGCTCAGTTGGCGGCGGGTGCTCAAACAGCGGGTCAACAACAAGTGCTTTATGGTGCAGGTTTATTTGGTCAAGCAGGTAACTTAGAGAGCATGGCACAACAACCATTTACCTTGGGTACTGGTTTGGGAACATCAATCTCTGGTGCAGGTGCTAACGCAGGTCGTTTAGGACTTACAGGTGCTAGTTTGGCGGCAGGTTATGGAACATCTCCAGCGGCTACTACAAGCCCAGGCGCATACATCGCAAGTGGATTGGGAAGCCCAACATCAACATTGGGTGCTGGCTTGGCTAACTGGTTGACTTCTAATGCGCCATCAACGGGTGGCATAACAAGTCAAGGCATGAACGCACCAACAGTTGATGCTTATGGTAACTATGTGCCACTAGGCTACGCAAATTATTAAGGAGTAATCATGGCAACAGATATCGTAGGTGGATTGTTTGGTATTACTCCTCAGTCATACGAAAGACAATTAAGTGAGCAAGGATTAGCGCAAGGAGAGCAATTAGGAGCAATGTCTCCTGATGCTTTTGGTCGCTCTATGCTTTACGCTGGTGGCGCACAACTAGGTCGTGGTATTGGTGGCGCATTGGGTGGTCAAGACCCACAGTTGCAAAAGATTTCTGCTATTCAAGCACTTGGAAAGCAGTTTGATATTACTTCTCCTGAAGGTTTAATGCAAGCGGCTGGCGCAATCAAGAATCAGTATCCTGACGTTGCTCTTGGATTGACTCAAAATGCACAAGAACTTAGCCTTTCACGCTCAAAAGCGGCAAAAGAAACATTGTCTCTAAATCAAGAGACAAAACTCCGTGACGAATTGGCAAATCTTGGCCCTAATGCTACACAAGAGGAAGTTCTTGGTGTTGTTACTAGATATGGCAGTCCTGATCGAGTATTAGCGGCATTACAAGCATCATCTGATCGTGCGGCACAACGTGACAACGCATTACAAATGGCTAGAGAGCGTATTGATGCAAATATTCAAGCGGCTAAAGATCGTAATGCTACCGCTAAAGAAATTGCTCAAATGCAAGTTCAAGGAAGAATAGATATTGCTAACTTAATGGCTTCTTTGAAAGGCCCAAGTGCGGCTGTTATTAAAGCCCAAGAACGGGCTGAAAAAATAGCAGAAGGTAAAGAAAGCCTTTCAGATACAGTAGAAGTTGCAAAAACACTTGTTTCAGATTTGGCTAAAAGCGGTGGAATGACTAGCACTTCTAATGGACCATTATCAAACTTGATAACTTCTTTAGGAACTGGAACGATTGGTCAATTTGGTGGTCGTGTAGTTGGTACTGCCAATCAAGCCAAACGTGACGAACTAAATAGTGTTCGACTTCAGTTGTTTAATTCAGTTAAAGAAGCAACTGGAATGAGTGCATCCCAACTTAACTCTAATGTTGAATTGAAAACATGGCTTAATTCTTTGGGTGGAGCAGACATGACTAAAGAAGCAAATGAAGCAATCCTAAATAACATATCTAACAAATATTTAAAAGGAATGCAAAATACACCAACTGCGCCTTCTACAAATGCACAAAAAGGCACTGCCGCAAACCCAATCGTATTGAAGTGAGGAAAATATGCCTGTTTATCAATATGAAGGTCAACATTATGATTTGCCAGATGGTTTATCTAATGAGCAAGCAATTGCAAAAATACAAGCACATTTAGGAACAACTACAACTTCAGAACAACCAGTTGCGCCACAAGCACCAGTTGTTCAACAACAACCCCCTGGCACTATGGAGTTGATGTTTGGTGCTGGTAGTCCTATTGCTAGAACTATAAAAGGTGCGGTTGTTGATCCTGCACTTGCTGTCAATCAGATATTGGCTCAAGTGTTTCCTGAGTCTGTAAAAAAAGCGGCTACTCAAAATGTTGTTAATGTTGAACAAGCAGTTCAGCAAGGTAGAGCAAGAATTGGTAGTACAGGATTTGACCCATATCAATTGCTAGGAAATGTAATTAGTCCTACAAACAAACTTGTTGGAATGGCTCAAGCCCCCGCAGGTATGCTTTCATCTGCTGGAACTGGTGCAATGCTTGGTGCATTACAACCTGTTGTCGCTTTTCCTGAAGAATTTGCAGGTAAGAAATTAGAGCAAATGGCTACGGGTGCTGTTTTAGGGCCAATCATTGAAGGAGGTATAAATGCAATTAGTTCTTTTGCAGGATTATTTAAGAATTTAACGCCTAGTGGTAGGCAAGACTATATGCAGAAACAATTGAACGAACTGGCTGGCCCAGAGCGTACAAGAGTTATTGAATCACTCAAAGATGCCAAAGAACTTGTTTCAGGTTCTAGACCAACTGCGGCACAAGCATTGTCAGACATTCCATCTGCTGTTGAACTTATTGCGGCTGAAAAAAAATTGGCTACTCAACCCAAAGTAGTTGCTAAATTTGCTGATCGTGCGGCTGAACAACAGGCGGCTCGTCTTAGGTCATTGCAAAATGTCTCTGGTACTGAGGCAGATCGTTTGGCTATGGCGGCAGAACGCACTAATGTTACGACTCCAATGAGAGAGACTGCATTAGAACAGGCAAATGTGGCTGGCCCAATCTTTACAAGATTAGAAAAAGAAATTGCTGATAAATTTAGCAGTATTGCGGCGGCTGAACAAACCGCAGGAATGACAGGTCTTGCCGCAACAACAAAGAAAGCAGTTTCAGAAACGGGTCAAGCAGGTTGGTTATCTGCTGGAGACATTGCTTCTCAAGCAGAGAAACGGGCTGGTTTATACAAAGAATTGGCTGGAAATCTAAGACAAGATGTTCAACTTAAGCAGTTCCAAATAAAGAGTCTTGAGCAAAATGGCTTTTTCCCACTTAAAGCAACTGATATTACTGACCAACTTGATAAAGCAATCAAAGGTACTGTGTCAGATCAAAGCAAGGCTGTTTTGCAAGGTATGCGAGACAAGATATTGTCTAAGGCAAATGAAAATGGTTTGTTAAATAGCCGTGATGTCTATGAAAATATCCGTAAACCTTCAAACCAAGACATAGCCAAATGGCTAGGATTGAGCGATCAGTATGCTTCTGCTGGTATTCCTGCACAAGCCGCTAAAGCCATAGGCAATGCTAAAAAGTTCATTGATGCATCTTTGGATAAGTCTTCTGAGGGTTTATGGTCTAAGTATTTGACTTCCTATACAGATTACAGCAACAAACTTAATCGCATGGAAATTGGTGATTATTTAGTCAACAAATTACAAAGTCCTATGGGCAAAGAAGAGGCTGGTGCATTTGCTAGTGCTGTGGAAAATGCTACGGCAACTATCAAGAAATCAACTGGAATACCAAGGTTTGAAAAACTATCTGATGTCTTGACTGCACCAGAAATAGGTGCTGTAAACAATGTGTTGGCTGATTTGAAAAGATCGGCTAAGGCTGATGAGTTGGCTAAAAAGGTTGGTGGGGTTGAAATTGGTGGATTAAATGTTGCCAAAGAAATACCTCCATTGTTAAGTAGAACTATCTCTATTGCTCGTAGTGCTATTGAGCATTTACAGCGTGGTAATGCTTCTGCATACAATCAACAAATGGCTGAATTGATGATGAACCCAGGCGCATTGGCTCAGTTTATGAGTGCTGGCGTACCAAAAGGTCGGTTAAATGATCTTGTTTCTTCCATGATGAAACTTATGGATGAGCCTACAAAGAAAGCATTTATTCAGTCATTTACTGTTCCTGCCGTGGCAAATGAGCAAGGCGTTCCAAGAGTAGAACTCAACAATATGTTGCCAAGTCAGCCGTAGGAGTAACCCATTGATCCTTTCAGCCTCCTACTCCTTGCCCAAGGCGCAGTCTCTGCCATCAAGTCAGGGTGCGCCATGCTCCACGAGGGAAGGATGGAAATTGTTAATGCTAAGAAGACAATTGAAGGGGCTGTTGGGGATGCAAAGGCTATTGTCAGCGAACTCTCAGGTTTATGGTCGTGGGTTAAGGGTCTATTTGCGCCAACTAACGACAGAATCACGCCAACTCACGACACAACTGCGCCAAATGTAATCAAGAAAAGTGTCGCAAAACAAAAACAATCGTATGAGGAATTAGAACTAAAACTAATCAGCGAAGTAGGGGCAAACATTGGGGTTTTGTTTGATACACAACAACAAATCAACAACCACTATCACGAACTAGAAGAAGAGTCTAAAACCAACTATGACCCTGAACAAAACACAAGCAAGAAGGCAATTGAGAGGGCGTTGATTGAGTTGCAGATGGAGAAGTTGCTAGAGCAGACAAGGGAAGCGATGGTGTATGCCCCTCCTGAATTGAAGGACTTGTATAGCAGATTCTTGGTGATGCACAACAGGATAGAACAAGAACAAGCGTGGGCTAGGTCAGAGATGATACGAAGGCTTAGGTTGGCTAGGTGGAAGAAGGAGCAAGAGGAAATCTGGTTAATTGAACTTATAAGTGGAGCAATTGCTGTGACGTTTATATCTATATTTTTTGGGTGGATGATGTGGCAAATACGAAACTTATCTGGTGGATTCTGATAGGTGTATCTATATGTCTCATTGTTGGTGTAACTTCAATGGCGTATGTGGAAACCTTGTATATGAGAGCGCAACTTAAACAGGAAATGAAAGAGTTGCGTAAGTTGAAACGTGAACTAAAGGAAGAAAAATGAATGACCTACTCAATTTACTCAAGGGTGTCGCACCCACGTTGGCAACTGCTGTCGCTGGCCCTCTGGGTGGCATGGCTATTACCGCTTTGGCTAGTAAGTTTGGCGTTTCTGATTCCGTTGATGCTGTTGCTAAGGCTATATCGGGCGATCCACAGGCGGCTCAAAAGATTGCTGAAATGGAATTAGAGTTTGCCAAGTTAGCGGCAGACGCTATGAAGAATGAAGATAACAATGTCTCTACCCGTTGGAACGCAGACATGAGTAGTGACTCTTGGTTGTCAAAGAACATTCGCCCTATGAGCCTTGTAGCCATCTTTATAGGTTACTTCTTGTTTGCCATGATGTCTGCTTTTGGGTTGAACGCTAATGAGGCGTATGTCACCTTGTTGGGGCAGTGGGGAATGTTAATCATGGGTGCTTACTTTGGCGGTAGGACTGTTGAGAAACTTGCAGAGATGAGAAAGAAATAATCATGTTGTTAACACCACACTTCACCCTTGAAGAACTGACGCATACTGACCATAGAGAGTTAGACAACACTCCTAATAGTTCTGAGATAAACAACCTTAAGCGTTTGGCTGAGATGCTTGAAGAGGTTAAGACCTTGCTAGACGGCAAGCCGATAATGATTAACTCTGCATTTAGGTCAAAAGCCGTGAATGACGCTGTGGGTTCAAAAGACACATCACAGCACAGAGTTGGTTGTGCGGCTGACATAAGAGTGCCTGGGCTTACTCCAGATCAAGTAGTAAAAGCCATCATTGGTTCACCAATAGCCTATGACCAGATCATTCGAGAGTTTGATTCGTGGACGCATATCTCTGTGCCAAACAGTCCTTCAGGAACACCACGCAAACAGCAATTGATTATTGATAAACAAGGCACACGGGCTTATTCATAAATTGTTCATATTGATAACGCCTAATACGCAACATGAAAATACAGCGTGTGAATATACGGCAATCTGCCGTACAGACGAGATTGTCAGTACTTCAAAAGAAGTGCTTACCTTACGATAAGCCTTATGAAACAGATCATGGATATTGGTGGATTGCTACTAAGGATGGCGTGGATTGTGGTTTCGCAGGTCTTGTTTATTCTTCTCGCTGGAGTGATTGCGGTTATCTTGTACGCTGTGGCGTTGTGCCTAATTGTCGTGGACAAGCGTTACAGAAGAAGTTTATTCGGGTCAGAATCAGACAAGCGAAGGCTCTTGGATTAAATTGGTTAATCACTAGCACATACGATAACCCTGCTTCAGCAAACTCTCTCATCTCGTGTGGGTTCAAGATGTTCAATCCAACTAATCCTTGGATGACAAAACACACAAGTTACTGGCGATTAAAACTGGAGTAATGATGACAACCCCCAATATATCTGATGCTGAGTTTATGGAGTTGTGGGAAACACATAAATCTGCCGCCGCTATACATAAACTTATAGGGGGTAATATAAGAACTCTTCAGAGGCGTAGAGCCAATTTAGAGACAAAATATGGTCTGTTATTAGAAGCCAAGAATCCTCATGGCAGACCTGAAAGACCCAAAAGTGCTTACGAGCGCAAGCAATTAGGAGTCTTAAACGGCACAGGAATAGTATTTTCAGACGCACATTATTGGCCTGGCATCGTTACAACGGCTCATAAAGGTCTTTTGTGGGCTATTAAAGAGTTTAAGCCATCATTTGTGGTGTGTAATGGAGATGCCCTAGATGGTGCATCTATCAGCCGATTCTCCCCGTCTGGTATTGCTGGAAAAGAACCAAGTCTTATAGAAGAGTTAAAAGCCTGTCAAGAACGTCTTGCAGAGGTCGAGGAGGCCGCCAAGGAAGCCCGACACAATGTCAGACTAGTCTATACATGGGGCAACCACGATGCTCGTTTTAACGCCCGTTTAGCGGCTAATGCGCCTGAATTTGCACAAACCTATGGGTTTAAGTTGGAAGACCATTTCCCAACTTGGGAGTTCTGTATGACCTGTTGGGCAACAGACGATGTGATTATCAAACATAGATATAAGGGTGGAGTCCATGCTACCCACAATAATACCGCAACAGCAGGTAAAAGTATTGTTACTGGACACTTACATAGCCTAAAAGTAACACCTTATGCTGACTATAATGGCAACCGATTTGGTGTGGATACGGGTACACTGGCAGAACCTTATGGCCCACAATTCAGTTATGGCGAGGACAATCCTTTAAATCATCGGTCAGGTTTCGCAATTCTGACATTTAAGGATGGGAAACTGCTATGGCCTGAGTTGGTTCATAAGTGGGATGAAGGTCAGGTTGAGTTTAGAGGTCAGATCATCAATGT